ACCCACTCACCTGTACGCATCGCATCAGCCAAACGAATCGCACGACGACCTACCTGCTTAGCCCAACGGGAGTCTAGCATCTGTTCTGCCGCTTCATCCCAGTCTTCGTCTTCAATTGCCTCCCACATGTTTTGGAACTTCATAAGTGTCGGAGTGCCGAGATTGAAACCCATATCAACCAATACACGTTGTCGAACTGGGTCGAGCATAGATACGAGAGGTTGTGCCTCAAGTAGCTCACGCTCCACGATTTCGATATCGTTTTGGAGTAGATACGCCGCTTCATCTTCGGAGATACCGCGATCCTCTAGGTTACGTCCAACGCCGATGGTCAACTTGTCAGCAGTACAGTGGTAAGGGAAAAGCTTCAAGCCTTCGTGGTCAATTAGTTGTGTAATTAGTTCTTCAGTATTGTAGTCCATCAAATCACCAGTTTTTGCACGACCAATAACGTGCCGTGAGTTTATCTTTTGCCGTATCACATTTGTGCCTTGCACGAAACGACTTACGACGCTCTGGATCAGACTTCTTGATCTTCATGTCTGGATCACCAAAACGAATAAGGCGAACCTTGTCGCCTACCTTTGCTGCAAGAACTGCAAACTTCTTTGGACCATTAGGAGTTCTCTTCGGTTTGTTGTATCCGGAGAACTTCTCACCACGATACTCAATTGCCACGTGCTTTGCTCCATCGTTGTGTGTAACCACCCATTGCGGCGGTCTGTCTGCGCTTGCCACTTGCAGTGACAGCGTACTCAACTCGATCTGGCCCTTTCTTCTTTGCAGAAGCGGCGGCCTTTTCACCTTTTGTCATTTTTGCGGCGACTGCGGCTGGCCGGCAGGCAGGGTAATCCCTGTTTTCACCTTTCTGACGCCCACAAGGTTTACCTGTTTTGATGTCCCGCCAGTTTTCGTTGTGCCACTTTGTTAAGCCGCCTTGTGTTTTTGCCATTAGGAGTACGTACCCCCACGAGACTTATAGGTCTTAACTACCCATGAGCTTGCGTACGCTGAAGGCCATACCTTAAATTTATTCTTAGCTTCGCGGGTTACCTGTGCATACAACTTTGCATTTTTTGGTTTTGAACCTGAAGCAGTAGTACCACGTGTCTTTTTAGTGGTTTTCTTCTTGGAGTCTGCCATTGTGTATATGTACCCCTGCGGAACCGTTGGTGCGAGCCTAAATGATAAACTTCTTTAAGTCAACACCACTGATGCATTTTTGTGATGTTCACGTAAAGAAGAGGGCCCGAAGGCCCCCTCACTTACTTTAGGCGAAAGTTACTACGCCACGTACCAAACCTTCTGGGCGTAAGACCTTGCGGCCAAACACGTGAAGACCACGTACGATGTCAGAGAATGTGTCTGTAGAACGGACAACCTCTGTCTTAGCGATGTGTGAAGCAGTCGCTGTAGAAGACATGTGTCCTGCAACGATTGCGTTCTCGCCTGAACCAAGACCAGTCAAAGTAACGATGTCAGTACCTGAATCGTTCAGTGCAGTAGTCTTGTAGCAGTTCATGCCAGCGATGTTACCCGCCATAACGAGACCGTTACGGAGAGGTGAAGTGTTGTCGCCAGTTACCTGAACTTCCGCGAACTTAGAGCCCGCTGAGAAAAGTACTTCGTAGAACTGTGGTGGTGCAACGAAGAAACGGTTTTCTTCAGGGATAGACTGATCGTCCAACGCACGTGCCATCTTGAGGATCAAGTTAACAGCAGTGTCGCCGTCAGCATTAGCTGTGTTCAAGTCAACTGGTGAAGCAAGTGTACCCAAGCCAGTTACCTGCTGAACAGATGCACCAGACTCAGAAGTGATACCTGCGTTTGTTACCATTGCGTCAAGGACGTTAGCGTCATACTTACGCTTCAAAGAGTACGCACCTGAAGATGTAGCCAACGCTTCAAAGTTAACGTGTGACTGACGCTCTTCGATGTCGTCGATCTTGAATGCAAAAGCGTTCGCTTGGTCAACAACCATAGTGATCTGATCGTCTGCCAAATCCTGTGGAGAGACAGTCGCGCCACGTGAGTAGCTAGATACTGTGATTGTTGGTTCTTTGATGATACGTACAGTGTCACCGTAGTTTTCGATTTCACCAGCGTAGTCAGTGTTGGTGATGTCTTCTACAACAGATGCACGACGGAAAAACTTCAGAACCTTCTGTGAAAAGATTTCTGGAGTAAAGTTACCATTTGGCAGGTTGGTATATCCTGATGCGCTTCCAAAAGCCATTGTTATACTTCCTTATGAGATAGTTAGGTTAATTATTGGGAGTAATCAATTCGGCCTTCTGCACGTGCGGCATCGAGTTCTGCTTCCATCTTCTCGAATTCCCACGGCTTCATCTTGCCGATTTCCGAAGCTTTCCAGACACGCTTGTCTGATCCAGCTTCTCCCACCACGTCTTTCGCGGTTGCCCGTGATACCACAGCGGCGGGGTCGGCATCCTTAGATCTGGTAGTCTTAGTTTTCGTACCAGTATCTGCTTTATATAAATCAACGACACGGATAGCCCACTTAGAATCGGTATTGTTCTTGTAGATGCCGTCTGCAATAGAAGACGGTTGCTCATCGAGCCACATCAAGAACTTCTCGTTGGTCTTGAGATCGTTAAAGTCAGGATGTGCATTCAGCAGTTCCTTATACGCTGACTGTACTTCCAACTCTTTCTCTCGACCTTTGAGGGTTTCTACCTCAGTCTTGAGCTCTTTCAAACGGCTTTCCGCTTGAAGTGACGATACAGTTTCAACAATTGCGTATACGTCAGGGTAGTTCTTCTTGAACTCGGCTAAGTCCTCTGGGGTCTTAGGAAGTTCTGAGACAGAAAGACCACTGTCACGACCGGCTTGTTGTGCGTTTGCAAGTTCTTCACGTTCTTGCTTCCACTCGTCAAGCTTTGAGTCGTAGTGACGTTTTAAGTCGTCGTACCGCTTTTTGTAGTCTGTATCTGAACCTTCTTTAGGTTCTGCGAAACTTTCTTGCTTTTCAGGAGTAGCCTCTTCTTGTGAGGGGTCCTCAGCAACTACTGTTTCTTCGTCGTCATCCTGATAGACATCGTCCCTGTATTTACCTCTGTAAAGGTTTTCGTTGTTTACAGTTCCGAAGCTGTCGTTTGCTTTATTAGCGCGATGCCCTTTTGGTTTTGCCATTTTATTCTCCTATCTCACGGGGCCTCATGGCTGAGGGTAGCCGTAGGTTGTTGTTCACGGGGCCCATCGAAATGGGGTAGCCGTTGCGAAAAAAATGAGACTAAGCAGGCTGGGAGATAAACCCACCTAGTTTTGCGTAAGCTGTTTGAGGTTCTTGAGGACTAGCCTCAGATTCTTGTTGACGTTTTTGGACTTCAGCGTGGCCTCGTTTATTCATCTTTTCGAGACGATCATATCCAATAATTCTTGCGAGGACAGGTGGGATGATAACCTCACCTTCTGAAACTGCAACAGATACAGCCTCCTCGCTATCCATTGTAGCATCTTGTGCAGACAAGTCAATACCTTGTGCTTCAGCTTCTGCAATTGCTTTTACTAACATCTTGCGTACGTCAGACGATCCTGCACGTTCAACAGCCGCGGCATTCAACACAAAAGTGCCTTCTGGAACTTGTCCTTCGACGTCATCAGCGATGGTTTTTTGTTCCGTAACTTCTTCAGGTGCTTTGCCGTTTACAAAGCCGACAGGACCAACGCCGGCTTGTTCGACGGGGCCTCCGTTTGCTCTCTTTGTGACAAAACCACCTCGAGCCCAGCCCCATCCTCCATAACCGCCTGAAGTATCCGTGTCGTATCCTGCGTCAGAGCGACCTTCTGCGGTGCTAGTCGAACTATCGGAAGTGTCACTACCTCCGCTGTCTCCTCCGTATGTATCCCCTCCGTCGTCAAAGTACACTTCTCCGGGAGTCGCTTTGCTTGGCGTGTCGAGATTAAAGTTATAGGTGTTTCCTGTTGCTGGATCGTAGCGACGGCCGCTGTCCCCGTAAACCGAGTCCGCACCGACTGTTACGTAACCCGGCAAAGTGTCTACAGCCCCTGTATCTGTGAGACCAAGACCCATATCGTACGAGGCACTCGTGTCTGCAAGAGTAGTCGGATCTGTAAGCATGTCGGCGACTGAAGGGCCTACCTCTGCAAGCTGGTTGTAGTCTGCTACAGCCTGTCTTCCGGGATAC